TCATCTTGTCTGGTACGTCTTGCTTGATTTCGTAGTGCCAATATAGCATTGTCATACTGTGCTTGCCATACTGGTAGTGTATTCCAATCTTTCATGTACATAGTTGCTTCTATCATACAACCTGCAAAGAGAGCATTGTAGCAATACTCACTAAAATAATTCTGTGTTGTTACGCTTGTTCCTGTAGCTGATGCTAGAGGTAGTGGTTGTGATTGTGTTTGTATCTCAACTGTTATTGCTGAAACAGGAGTAGGCACAATCTTTATATTAGAGTTGTCTCTTCTTGTGTAATATCTTGGAGTACCTGTAGATGCACTAACAGGCCAATAGTCATTGACATACTCTGATGTTCTTTGTAATAGATTAGTTATAGTTGTACCTGTACTTACAATGTAGTTTACATTACGTACAATACGTACTCTGTCATTAAGTGGTATAGCACCTGCATTACCAGAAGATACTGACACACTTGCATACTCAGTCATACCTTGATCATCTAGATCTTTAACTAAACGAAACTCTGTCTTCTTAACAAATGCAGATACCTGTGAAGAAAACTCAGTAGAATCATTCTCAGTCGTGTTGATCAAGTCTGTTTTTAAGTAAGCAAAATTAGACATACTAGCCTACAAATACGGTTAGTACTGCACCATCACTAGGAGCAGACACACTTACTACACCATACACAGGAACCCCTAACTCTCCCATATAAATATCAATGGGTGAATTGGCAGCAGTTTGAAATTGTATAGCTTTTCCTTCTGCTGTTTTATTGGTTATCTGTCTTTGACCTTTAATGGTATATAATCCAGCAGCCGTAGCTACTGCATGTACTGCTAAAATTCTTGTTGTTGTAGGTCTATTATTTCCTGTACCGTTGCTACCTACAGTGGTGTCATCGTCTACATACTTTAAGACCGCATCCCCTGTAGCTATAGCTGCTTTAATATTTGTACTCATATCTTCTCCTTATAATAATGAGGAAGAGGTTTCCCCCTTCCCCATATATTAATTAACCTGCGCTACCAAAGAACCCACGCCAATCAGAAACACCAAAGCTATAACGCTCTCGTGCCTTGAAACGAAGGTTACCAGTGTCGAAGTCTGGCTCCATCTTAGTTTGAAGAGGAGTACGGTTGAACATCTTAGTACCATTAGGTACGTCAGTCTTGACAAAGTAAGCGTCAGTGTCTGTGAACCTTCGGTTGATGTAGTACCCATCTGGTAGCATACCTAGATGACGAGTAGCATTGATTGCATTCGTATTAGGGTTAGCACCTGCTGCACTCGTTTGAGTGTTGCCGGGACTAGATAAAACACGATCTGCAATAGCCCATGAGTCAACTGGGATATGTAGACTTACTGCACTTGCACCAATTAAGATACCACGATCATCAGCAATCTTTTGGATGTTCGTTAGAATGGTTTCAAGTGTAGCCTCTGACAGGTCAGCAGCAGCAGCTAAGTTGCTCTGATTACCGTTAGAGATTGTTGGGTGTGCAGCAGAAAAGAATGCAGCCCCATCACCAATGGTATCTGTAAAACCATTGTTGAATAGATTTGCAGCTTTAACCTGCTTAGTGTTAGCCATTGCACGAGCAAGACCTTTAGCACGAAGCTTGGCAAACGTATCATATAGATTGTCTTCCATTGCTTCTTCTGTAATGGCAAATGCCAATGCTACAGTCTCAGCCGTATAACGTGCTACATAACTCTCTTGTGCGTCATCATAAGTAACGGCAGCACCTTCACCTTTAGTTGGGGCAGACCCAAAACCAGTGAATAGTACTTCTTCTTCAAAAGCACGATCTGAGTTTTCAATTTCATAGAGAGGCTTATGCTCATCATTAACTTCTCCATACTCAACTCCAAACACAGCATTTAAGCCGGGAAGGAGTTCTTTACTAATACTAGCTCTATTTATAGCCATAATAAATCCTCCCTATTAAGCTGTAGATGCTGTTGCCGTGACAAAACGATCACGGTGTGTGTTAAGATATACTTCTACAATCGGAAACGCATCCCCATCACCTTCGTCAGGGAATTGCGCTCTACCTATACCACGCACAGCAGCAACAGCTTCTGTACCTGATGCAGCATCTAGATAGTAACTAGACTGCCCAGTAACGGTACTACCTGATGAAGCCGTAGAACTAACAGTAACATTGTAGTTCTTTACGATTAACATCTCAGCAGCAGATAGAGTTGTAGAACATTGAATGTGATAAGTCTGATCTGGATCAGTGATCACAAAGAATTTAATATCTGTGGCACTTGTTCCACCCGGCCAATACCGAGAGAATTTCTGCTCACCATTTTCAACATATTGACAACCCATGAATACTCCAGAAGGCTTGAGCGTTGCAGCAATATATGGAGATATTGTTGCAAAGTTCGCACCGGGAAGTACTACTGGGTCACCAGTAAAAATGCTATTTGTAGGTGTACCAGCTAGGCCAGTAGATGACCAAGCAATGATATCAGTTACAGCTTCATTGTTGTAACCACCACCAATTTTACGAGCAGGAGTAAAGCCACGAAATGCTTTAGTAGTAGACATGTGTTTCTCCTATTGTTATTAGAAAGACTAGTCTTGAAAAGACGGTTGTCTTCCTGTTGTTCTTACTGATTTACTTGTATTAGAGATAGGCATACGAGAGTCATTGTTTCTCATGAGTTGTGCATTCACCGCATCCATCAGATCATTCGATTTATTCTCATAGTACTTTCTCCTAGCAGTTACACGGTTACTTGGTATTTTCGCAAGTGCCAAGTCTCCACGACAGACTGTACCAGTGTAACGACCATCTTCCTTCACGAAGGATGTAATAGCTAACTCAGGAACTTCATCAGGAGTAACAAAAACCCATCCCTGCTGTTGTCTCTTACCAACATTAGTGATGTCATCTTGACCTTTTACAGATATGCGTAACCATCGTAGTGACATTCCATCACTGTCAAATCGTGCTTCTACCTCTGGAGGTATAGCGAGGGCATCTGGCTCCTCAAAGATAAATTCTTCTTCTCTTGTATTAGCTTCTCGTTGTGTATTACTACGTGCTTCATTTCGTGTTGTCATTCTTTATCTCCCACGCTACAGTATGTTTGTATAGCCATCTGAGTCATCAACTTTTAATTTCTCAGCAGCATATTTTTCAAGTGGTATATTCCATTTCTGGGCTAGTGCAACATCTTCTTTAGATAGTTTCACTTTCCTAGAACTAGATGAGGAAGAGCGTGATCCCCCAGATACTACTTGAGCAGGTTGTGACGTATTTTCCTGCACACGTTCTTGACTTTCTCCCAACTTTTGAGGAAAAGCCTGTTTAAGCCTGTTATCAATTTCTTGGTAAAAGTCTTGATCCTGTGGATCATATCCTTCTCCTTTTAATTCTGCATCAATCGCAAGTGCAGCAGCAGTCATAACATTGTCTTTACCAAACCAATCATTCTTAGAAGCCCAATCTTCTGCTCTAGGATCATTGACAGGTTGCTGCCTAACTTGTTGTTGAGGTTGAGGCTGTGCTTGTTGTGGCACATCTTCAATCTCTGGATAATTATTCTTAGCAGCAGTTACATTCTTAAGATCTATCTGAGCATCATTAAGCATTTCTTGTGCCTTCAGTACTCTATCTTTATCACCTTCTTCAAAGGCTTCTGTATATACTGCTCTTGCTAATTCTATCTTATCAGTTAGTTGTTTCTCAGAAGCATCTAAACTAGACTTACCTAATGTATTTACTTCTTTATCTTTCGTTCTGAGGTTCGTATTTAGTTCCTCATTTTTTTGGATGAGGGCTTGTATATGTTCATCTCTTTCTTTACGTTGACGAATAAGTTGCCTTATTCTTTTCTCTGCTCCTTTAGTTTCTATACCTTCTAACTCTGGAGCTTTTTCTTCTTCTTGTTTAGGTTCAACGACTTCTTTTTCTTTTTGAACTTCTACTTGAGGCTTTTCTTCTTCTTCAGGTTCCTCAAACTCTATCTCAATTTGTTCTTCTTGCCCTGCATTCGCAACATTTACGTTGCTCCACTCTTCTTTTTCCATTTTATATTCCTTACGTTGTTCACGAAACAAACGAATTACGTGACTCTTTTATTAATATTATAACATACAATCTGTGATTTCACAAATTATACAGACCCTTTTGTTAAATTAAATGTAGGATCAAGGTCTTTAGGATCTTGAACCCTCATGGTAATCTGATCATCAAACAGTAAAATAAAGCGAACACCTTTATAGAATAGCTTAGTTCCTAAGTGTTTACCATATGATACATGATCTCCAACTTGACACCATGCTCCAGTAGGAAATTTATTTTTATCCATGTAGGCTAAGTCTCCTACTGAGACAACTCTACCTACAGTTGTTAAGTAAGACATATCATCTCTGGTAGAATCAGGAATGAATATACCACCCTTGGTTTTACTTTTGACTGATACTGGTCTTATTAGTACATGATAACCCGGAAGTTCTGGTAGAACATCTGGATCTTTTACTTCTTCTTCATCTGTTATCCACAGATCATTTTTAATTGAATTACCCATATGTGCTTGTTGCATTAATCATCCTCTGCATAAGTTCGTTTTTTAATAATATCAGTTAGATTATCTCTGGCCCACTCTAGGCTGTTGATTGATCCAACTACTTGACGGTAATGAGCGAAGTCTTCAGCTACACCATTACCTAAAGTAATTCTAAGGTTGTTAATTTCTAAATTAAATTCCTTGATTACTTCATCCCATATTTCCATTACTTTAGTTTGGCTCCTTCACCAGATGTCTTCCAAGAGAAGTCATCCCATTTGTTTAGTGAACTACGTATGTTACGTCCACCAGTTACATCTTGTGCATATGGATCACCAAAAGACTTGTCAGTATTCTTGACATGCTCTAAGTATCCTTTACCCTTCTTCATCATTACTCTTCTCCTTTTTAGATTGAGATATTGCTAGTTTAACCAATGCATCTAAACCTTTCATGTCTAGATCCTTTTCGTCTTTCTTACTTTGCTTAAGTATCTGCTCCATTATACGTTCTTTAGTTCGATCATCTTCAGCATTTTGTTTTGTTTCTTCTACTGAAAGTTTACCAAGAACATCAAGAGTTTTAAGATCTTTCTTAGAGTCTCTATCTAATGCAGCTTTTTCTTTCTTAAAGTTATCAGAAGCACCTGACTTGAGCATACCAATAATCTGTTCGTTCTCATCAAGCTCAAGTTGCTTATTCTTAAGTTCCATCTCAGCAGCTTGTACGGCTGTATCAGATTGTAGCTTCTGTTTCTGTAGTTCAACTTTAGCTTGCTCAAGAGATACAAGTTGTTGTTCAGGTGACTGAGCCATGCCCATAGCCTGATTAGCATTCATAACTTGTTGTGCAGCTTGGGCCATAACCATTTCAACTACAGAAGGATTCTGCTGCTGTTCTGGTGGTAGTTGTTGCATAGCTTGTTGTGCTACACCACTCATTTGTTCTTGATACTTCATAACTGAATGCTCTTGTATATTAGCTTCAAGTAGTGGAGCTATACGTTGCATGATAGGATTAGCACCATTCTTAGGATCTTGAAGGTACGCCATTTTAGTTTGTATATGAGCATCATGGTTCTGCCCCGGAAAGGCAGCAATAGGCACACCCTTAGTTGCAGCCATAATATCTGACACTGGGTCCATCTGTTGAGGCTCAATCTTTGGAGGTAGAATATCTTCTAGGTTAGGCATGTTAGCTGCCTGTAGAATAGTTCTATTCAAAGCTTCAAGATTAAACATTCCCGGTGGTGACTGTTGTGCCATTTGTAATGCCATGTTAGCCATCATCATACGGTGTGCGTTAGAAGGTATGTTGGGATCAGATACTGGTATGATGTCAACACGACCATCAAAGTCACTCTTAAATATACTACGATCTTCAAATGGAACATCATAAGGATATTCATCTGGTAGATAATCATAGTCTATCTTAGCTAGGATTCTAAATTCATCTTTCTGAGATTTATGTACTCGTTTATGGATTGCACTAAAGAACTTACTACTGGCTTCTAAGAGAGCCATTGTAGTTCCGACAGGTCCATAGGAGGCAGCATCAG